ACATATTGTAACTGTTCAATGGTGTCAACACCATATATGGCGTGTTCCTTACAATGATCTAAAGTTTTTTTTAATAATTTTTGGACTACTGAAATAGTATATGGATCCATTAAAATGATTCTCCTTCATTAAATTTAAAATAATTAATATTAATATTAACTCTTGTGTGTGCATCTGTGCATGTAGTTCCTCTATGGTACATGTTTGAATCAAATTCTATTAGCCTATTTCTTTTACTATAAACAGTTTTTCCACTTTTAAACTCAGTAGCTCCATCATTTGAATTTATAAATAATATGGCTGTTCTACAATCTTTAGTATCTATATGATATCCATGTTTAACAACTGCGGGGGTTTTTGGAATACAATTAGCTTTTATTCTAAATAAAGATTTAGCTTTTAATTTTTCTAAAATAGGTAACATTAATTGAAAAAAATTTGACATTATTTGATGTTCTGCAAACAATACATGACAAAATTGATACTGATATCCAGGACTACTTAATTTGCTGTCTTCGTCAGTAATTTTGTTCACATAATACCAGGGAAACATATGACCCATAAAATTAGTTTCTATTTTTTCAAAAACATCTTCTGGTAAAAAGTCATCGATTATTTTAAGATCCATTATATTTTCTCATCACTATTTTATTTTTTCCAACATGCATAGGTTTAACATTTATAAGTTCTCCAACCTTAATACATAAATCAAATTTAAAAGACTCATAATCGTCTAATATTATAAAACCATCTACTGTTAATCTTTCACCAAAGAATACTAATTCTTTTAGAACGTCAATAGTTTTGTGTGGTCCATCTAAAAACACTAAATCATATTCATTTTTTATTTGTTTTTTACCTTGATTGTAAATAGGAACTCCATCATAAAATTTAGCCATAAAGTCATCATCTGACATTTGAAACAAATTAAAATTACTAAAATTTAAAGATTGAAGAAGTGTTAGTTTCATATCATTTGGATAAGTTGGATTTTGACCATCTATATGTTTGATAGTTGAGTCCTTATCAAAATGATCGTAATTTATATCTCCATAAGGATCTATACCTATATGCCAATGATTTTTATCTTTTAATGATTGTAAAATGACTTCCGAGCCCATGCCTAATCTAACACCAATCTCACAAGTTAAAGGATCTGAGTTTTTTATTAGTTTACAGCACTTCTCAAGTAACTCATACTCGATACTATCTCCACCTATCATTTTATTTCTTTGTATTGAGCAATTAAAGAAAATCTTTTACTTTTATCATCTGCACTCCAGTTCAAAGGAGAATGATATAATTCTGAATTCCAAAAAATAGCTCTATTTTCTCTAAAACCAACATGAGTATTTAACTCACTGTTATCACCCTCAGTTATGTAAAAACCCGTGCCTTTATGTAAATTTTGATTTCCCCTTAGATAAACAATTATCTGATGAGTACATTCTCCTCCATTATAATCACAATGCACGATCGGTTCTACAGTTGCTAACATTGTGAAACTACAAAAACGAATTTTTAATTTAAGATTGAATTCTTTTTCGCATTGATTTTTTAAATCCTCTGCCACATCTTCTGGTGCTGTAGCAGAATACCATATATGATTTACATTTTTTATGTAATTATCACCATGCCTATAATTAAAATAAGGAACTTTATCGTATAAATTTTTAAATTTAGATTTTTCTAAAAAATTATCTTTTATAGTAATATTAAAATCACCTATCATTTGAATTCTTTAATGACTTGTAATTTATCCTCTGCTTCAGCTATCTTACTAATTAGTTTATCACATTCCTCAATGTGCTGCGGATGCTCACCTATACCTACAGAATTTTCTAAATAGATTTTTATTGTTGCATCTGCTTCAGAAATTTGAGCGTTATATTTATCTTCTAAAGCTTTAAGTATTGCCTCACGCATAACGAGACTATAAGAATTTTTTATGATTTTGCAAATGTTTTAACATTGGTTGGTTTACCACCAACACCTTGAGCTCTAGCTCTTTTCCTTGCAACGGCACTCTTCCTCTGAGATTCTGTCATCCTTGCCGCTTTTGCAGCAGGGACGCATTTTGGATATGCTCTCTTTCGATCCGCTGCTAATTTGGAACGGCCACAAGGTGCGTAGGAACCATCTTTTCGTTTGCTTCCAATATCCACCCATTTTTGTTGAAACCATTTTTTTAAGCCACCTTCTTTAAGGTACTGAATGTTTTTTTGCATTACATTAAATCTTTATAGTAATCAGCCATACCGCCTTTATTTAAATTTTTAGGTTGCATTTTTCTAAATTCTCTAAGCTTATCATATTTAGTAGGTCTCTCTGGTGGCCTGGTTACAGGTCTACCTGGTAATGGACCTGGATTAGTAGGTCTACCTTTATTTTTCCTTCTAAGATTTCTTGGTGTAGGCTCTGGTCTGTATGGTTCTGCTTTATCAAATATTCTTTTTTGACGTATAGCTCTTTCACGTTTTCTAATTCTTTTTATCGGTCTGCCGTCTTTATCAAAGAAGGGAAGTGTGCCACTTCCAAAAGTGCCTGCGGGTCCACCTTCAGCTAATTTCATTCCAGATTTTTGTAGTCTACCCATTGCTGATTGAGCTCCAGCAGTTTTAGCTACGCCACCCATATTTAAATTTTCAATTTCTTTTTTTAATTCTTCTAATCTTTTTTTCTTTTTATTTGCAGGCTTGTTATTCTCTTCTTTAACTTGTTTTGGTTTATCCTTTTTTTTAAATATGCTTAGAAAACCTGCTGGTCCTCCACCCATTAATTTTTTTGGTTTATTAATCATAGCTCCCTCAGCAGCTGGTTTAGGGCCTCTAAAATCTTTTCTTTTTACACCACTTGGGTCTTTAATTTTACCCGCACAAATTTTACTAGCATAGGCATTAGCATATGCTGACGGATATACTTTGAATTTTCTTTTTGCTGCCGCTTTACCTCTTGGACATAATTTAGTCATCTATTTTTTTCCTCCATTACGAAATATTTGTGTTCCCTTTATACCAAAAACGCTCGCCACGACAAGGATCCACAAATTTGTAAACCAGGTCGGCAACGACTGGAAATGTTCGAAGAAAATTTTAATCTTGTCCATCGCAGCTGGATCGTCTGACCAAACCCCGTAGGCAAGCACCAGAATGGGCAACGTGAGTATGGCAAGAACCACCTCATCCTTGTAGTCGTTTTGACGAGCCTCAAGAAGTTTACCCTGATAAGCTTCCTCACCTCTTGCTTGACGCTCTGCATGTAATAATTGAGCATCAGACATTGCAACTTTAGCTTTTTGCTTATTGGCATAAATTTTACTGCCAGCACTAATTGCTAATTTTAAGGCACTGAACCACATTCTTAAATTTCTCCTTACGTCTATTACTTAAATAATTTATCATTTTATCGACTGTAGATAAAGCCCCTTGACCATTGATCTTCCATCTCCATGTGTCTTTATGATGTTGTTTTCTACGTTTACAAAGATACATACAACCTCCAAAGAACTTGTAAAACCTTTGAATCATGTCTTTATCTGTCATTTCGACTGAACATGCGAAGTATTTTTTTGTTTTTAACTTTGACCAAATACCAAAACTACCTTCCCCATCAAAAACACCCGATAAAAAAATTAATTTTTCGTTATCTGATAGATTATCGTAAACCGATGAATTTTTTACCGGTAAGTTGTATGTTTTTAATTCCTTTGATGTCAGATTTAGCTCCCGTTTCTCTGTGCGGACAGCCCCCATTCTTCAGACCTTGTGGTTTTGGTCCTCTTTCAGGGGGTGGCCCAGATTTCACTCCACCACTCAATCCTCTTTCATTATTTCTGTTCAAGTTTTTGCCTCGCTATGTCTAATCTTTCATCAGATTGTCTATCTTGCTGACTTAATCGATCATAATCAAATTGTAATTTCGCTAATTCTCTTTGATTCTCTTGTTCTTGTTTAAATTGTACTTCTTCTGCTTTTCTCTGCATATCCATGGCTCTTAAATCTACTTCTTGCTGTTTAATTCTGACTAATGGATCTTGTTTTTGTGCATTAGCCGCCATTTCACTTTGAACAAGCTCTGCTGTAATCTCTGATGCTCTTTGTGCCACTTGTGCATCGTACATAATTTGGAATTGTTCAGGATCTTGCTGTTGCAGTTGCATCATTTCAGGGTTTTGCATCATTGCAGAGTTTATTTCTGCTCTTGCTTTAAATGAAATGTGGTCTGACACGTGTGATTGCAGCAATGCATACACTTGTGGATTGATTTGAACCATTCTTGAGTTCATAAATGCTGTGTGTGCAGCGATGTGAGCGTCATGATCTTGAAATTCAAACGCAGTTAATAGTCTCATTTGTAAAGCACGTGCATTTTCTTTTGCAGGATCTAGTGGTTCTGGCTGTTTTGGTGCAGGTTTTAACAAAGTTTCAATTTGTTTTGTTCCTAGAGCTTCATAAACACGTCTATATGCTTCATGTATGTTATGTAATTGTGGATTTGACTGTGCAATTTGTAATTGTGTCTGTGCAAGAGTCACTCTTTGGGCCATTGACATGATATTTGGATCTGCAACAGGTAAAATATCGACTCTCTGATCAAAATCTGTAGATTTTATTTGTCTTGGGCCACCATAAACATCGTAAGGATACTCTGGTGGTAAAAATTCTCCACAAATTCTTGCTAAAATTTTAAATTCTAACCTCATTGCATAGTAACATCGCTTGTGAACACCGCTCATCACTCTAGAACCACGCTCCATGAGTGCAATTGTAGTCCCAACAGCTCTATTTTGTGTGTCGTTACCAATATTTGAATCTGTAATCGCAGCAAATTTTTGTCCTGCTTGTACAACAAATCCTAAAAGGTTGAATAATGTTGTGCTTGGCTCTGTAAAAGGTAAATTAAAAAATTGATCACGTATGTTTCCGCCTGGAGCATCGACATCTCTGAACTCTCCAGGTTGTATTGGCTGATCATCATCTCTAACTCTAATACCTCTGGACTTAAATCCTGCTGGTAAATTTTTTAAAGTGCCTGCATCTATCAATTGTCGTAAAGATTGTGTTGCAGCTCTACTTAATCCACCTATCATATGTGTTAAACCAAACCCATAAAAACCTAAACCAGGTAAAAATTTAAAATGGACAAAGTATTCTATTCTAGAATAATTTAAATCATCTGGTTTATAGTTTCTATATA